TGACTTGAGTCATCTACAGCAGAAGGTTCGGAATTATCTCCTATACATATATTGTAACTTCCAGTGGTAAGATCATCGGCAGTATTCATTCCTAACAAAACATTATTAGCCCCTGTTGTAACCTCAAACCCTGCACCACTACCAAGTGCTGTGTTATAAGTACCCGTAGTATTCTTATGCAAAGCTATTCTACCTATAGCCGTATTGTGGTCTGCTGTTTCATTTGAATATAATGCATTTCGACCTATTACTGTATTGTAGGCTCCAGTAGTATTTAGAGCAAATGTATTGTCTCCTACAGCCGTATTCTCATTAGCATCCGTAGTAGCACTACCAGAATTATAACCAACAAAAACATTATTACCTCCTGTCGTAACGGCATCACCAGAGGCATAACCTATAAAGACATTACTTGCACCACTGGTTGTTGCATAACCAGCATTATTCCCAATCCAGACATTATTATCAGCAGTATTAGTAGCTCCACCTCCTGCATTATCACCAACGGCTACATTACCACTGGCACTTGTAGCACTTGCCATTGCTGCATTACCCACAGCTACATTTTCAGATTGCTCTGTAACAGCACTTAATGCTGCATAACCAACAGCAACATTACTTGCTCCAGTAGTTATAGCATCTCCAGCAGCTACACCAATAGAGACATTTCTTTGTCCTGTAGTCGTAGCACTACCAGCTAAATATCCTATATAAGTATTTTCTATTCCTGTTGTTATTGCATCTCCAGCAAGTGCTCCAACAAGAGTAGTTCCAGTAGCTGTTTCTAAAGCATAACCTGCTGTATATCCTACAGCCGTATTATAACTATCAGTAGCACTTCCATAATTCTGTGTATATAGAGCTTGATAACCTACAGCAACCGTACCATTACTATAAACATCAGTAGTCATAGCATTTGTTCCGATTGCAACATTATTTGCACCCGTTGTATTTGCTGTTAAAGCTGCTGAACCTACAGCTACATTTCTTGGCCCTGTTGTTAAGGCATCTCCAGCATAAGCACCAACTAAAACATTGGACGACCCACTTGTAACTGCAGCACCTGCTTGTGCACCAAAGGCTGTATTATTTGTTCCAGATGTACATGCTGTAAGAGCCTGATCACCCATAGCCGTATGCTGTCCTGTCGTTGTTACAGTTTTTAAAGCACCTCTACCAACGGCTGTGTTTTGACTTGCTGAAGTCAGGGCTGCTCCTGCTTCATTTCCGAAAGCTGTATTATATCCTCCGTCTGTTACAGCCCCAAGAGCATTAACTCCAAAAGCAGCATTAACTACTCCTGTTGTACAAGCATCAAGAGCATAGGCTCCGAAAGCACAATTCGTACCTCCCGTAGTAATTGCTGCTCCTGCACTAGCTCCTATTGCCGTATTGTTAGCTGCCGTTGTATTAGCTGTTAAAGCAGATGCTCCTACAGCCGTATTTACTGTCCCCGTTGTAATGGCAACCATAGTAGCACCACCAATAGCAGTATTTGATGACCCAGTTGTTAAATTCTGTCCAGCATTATCACCTACCATCGTATTACTAGCACCAGTAACAGCATCCTGACTTGCAGCATTATCACCTATAATAACATTCTGCTGACCTGTAGTCATCTTCCAACCAGCATAGTTTCCTATGCAAATATTTTCTCCAACACCTGTTGTAATTCCTGAACCAGCATTAAATCCTACAAGTGTATTAGATGGAGAAGTTGTTATTGCATCACCTGCAGCATATCCAACAATAGTATTCTGATCCCCTGTCGTAATAGCCGTACCAGCCTCATCACCAACTACTGTATTATAGTTACCACCTGATTCAATAGAGTTACCCGCATTGACACCCGCAATATAGTTGGATGTACCCGCAGTAACCGTAGAAGTTGTACCGCTGACAATTAAGCTATCCGCAGATTCATCCCAAAGCATGTATTTACCAGAGGTAGCTCCGAAGAATTTAACATCGTGGCCCGTGTCATCAACACCAACTGTTAAAGTACCAAGTTGTACAACTCCATCCGCACTCTCATCCCACAGCCAGTATCTGCCAGAAGTTGCCCCAAAGAACTTAACGTCATGGCCCGTGTCATCAACACCAACTGTTAATGTTCCTCTTTGAACAACACCATCTGCTGATGTATCCCACAGCCAGTATCTACTGGCAGTATCACCAAAAAACTTAACGTCATAACCTGTGTCATCGACGCCGACAGTGACCGTACTGCTAAAGGTTGCGGCCCCGTCAATCGCCGCTGCGCCTGTAACTTCAAGCGTCCCAACTTGGAGATCGGCTAAAGCATCTACGACTGCTGCGCCGCTTCCGGCCCCATCGCAGTAAACAATGACATTTTTACCGTTTTGAACAGTAACATTGGCCCCGGAGCCTTGTGAAAGAATAACATCATCTCCAGCGGCATTTTCAATGATAAACCAAGCAGGTGCCGTATTTGGCGCTACCGTAACCGTGCAGTCCTGGCTTAAAGATCCTGTAAACTTAATTGTACGATACATACCGTCCTGAAGGTTCTCGGTGCCAGACCCAGGAGAGGCTTCCCGAACAGTGAGAGTAGCAGTAGAGGCATCACTTAAAGCCACCGCCTTGTAGGAAGCCAGCCGATCCACAATATCCCAGTTATGATTTGAGGTCGTACCCCACGTACCGGATTGCTCCCCCGTTGCAATTTTTTCTAAACTAAAACCTGTTGTATATGATGAAGCCATATTCTTCTTCCTATGCTGCTATATCTGTCCAGTCCGGTGTCTGTGAAGCATCCACTTCAGACCATTCCGGAGTTTGTGAATCATCAACTGCCGACCAATCCGGCGTCTGGGAAGTATCAATAATTCCCCAAACATTTGAATAACCGATAGCGCCTGTTCCTTCAACACCGGTAACAGTAACCTTGGCACCAGCAGTGACGGTAACAGTCCCAATTTGACCTGTTCCTTCAACACCTGTAAGCGTAACGGTTCCTGTACCGGTAATGGTAACTGTACCAAGTGCGCCCGTTCCTGCAACGCCCGTGGGAACAACACTCGCGCCTGCCGTAACAGTGACAGTGCCAACTGCGCCCGTACCCGATACTCCTGTTGGGGAGACCGTAGCCGCTGCCGCAATTGTGACGGTTCCGATTGCGCCTGTTCCTGCAACGCCTGTTGGCGTAACTGTACCCGTACCGGTGATTGTAACGGAGCCGATACCTCCTGTACCCGCAACGCCCGTTGGGGTAACAGACATTCCGCCTGTAATTGTGACGGTGCCAATCGCGCCCGTTCCTGCAACGCCTGTTGGCGTAACGGAAATACTGGGGGTAACTGTAACGGTGCCAATCGCGCCCGTTCCTGCAACGCCCGTGACATCAACTGCAATGGGAGAACCCCACGTGCCCGAACCCCACGTGCTGCGTCCCCAACCATTGATGTTTGCCAAAGCATTTGTTCCTTACGCTATCCTGATTATTGCTGTACTTGCTGCCGCCGCTGGAAAAGCTATTGTAAAAGTTCCCGCTGTACTTGTTTTATTACCGCCGAAATCCAGAGCGCACACAGCTTTATCACTGTTTGTGTCATTATAAATCAAGGCACCCCTAGCTGTAATAGTAGCGGTTGTATAACTATGATCAGCGAAATCTGTGTATCCGGTTGTTCCTGAAGTAGCGGGATCTATATTAGTCAATGCCGTTCCTCCAGTAACATAACTGCCACTGGACGCAACTTCTCCTGTAGTAGTGAAAGCTGTAGTAGATGCGCCCAAGGTTGCCGTGGTGGAACTTTTGCCACCACTTCCTATGGCGTATAAAGCCAATTTAAAGCTGTTTCCACCAGAGGCATCAAAGTCATGGGTAGCAGATAACAGCTCGCCCTTAAATGATGTACACATCGCTGTTGTAATTGCCATATCAAAGTTTCCTTATCTGTTCTGCCAGTTCAGAATGGCCCGTTTCTCTTAATGTGGAACAAATCGTAGCCCTGTCTTGATCAACAGCCATTTTTAAATAATGAAGTAAAACGTCTCCTAAAGCATTTTTAAACGCATAAGCTTGATCCCGAATAGCCGGTGGTGCATTTTCTGAAATATGAACCACTTTATCAAGAGCCATTTTCGCTATTTCTTCCACAGTCAATCCTCTTTTATAGGTTGTATGTACACTTACCACTCCAGTGATAATTGGAGGCATTGAATCCAACATTACGCTGTCTCCTGCAAAGAAACAATATTATCGTTCCTGTCATAAAGCCCTGTTATCACATCTTTAGGCTCCGGTGCCGCCATATCGGATTGCCGGATAATCAATAAAGAATTATTTTCAACTGTCATCACCAAAGGATCCTTTAAACGATGATATCCATATAAACGCTGCTCCGGCGGAACATTGGTATCCAGTAATGAGGACGCGGCTGCAACTTCAATTTTTATTCCACGGGTAACACAAAATGCCAGCCAGAATTCTGTGCAGGCACGTCCCGCTTCTGCAAAATAAACGTTCTTCTTATAGGAGAAATCTATGCCGTATAAATATATCTTTGCAACTTCATTAAAGGCTGCAAAAGCCAGAGCGTAGGCCACGGTATTATTAAAATAACACAAACCCGTTTCTTTAACGACTTTTTCAAGAGGATAAAGGACAGCCCCGGGCACACGTTTGTCCAGTTCGCAAGTGTAAATAGGACCTGGATGTACGGGAAGCGCCTCTCTTAAAGCTCCTGTCTGGTTGCCTGCTAATTCAGTATCCAGAAACCTTGAAGGGGGGTCCATCATAAAAACGCGGTCATGCTTTATTGGAACCATCATGGAGTTTATAGCCCAAATTTCGTCATACTTTTGACCGTTGGCAACGGAAGAAGTAAAAGCCCCTTGGGATCCTCCTAAACCAACAACAGCAATCGAGGAACCTTTGAGAGACTTAATTTTCATTGGGCAGCCCTCCGAACTCTGTCATACCTGTATTCATCCCGGGTTTGCTGGGCTTCACCAAGATTCTTGAGCCATTGCAGGGATTCCTGAAACCGGTTGTTGTACAAACTTAATAAATCAGGTTCGCCTTTCATAAAAGTATAAGCTTCCACCAAACTTCCATATAAAAGGGCCAGTTCTGCGTTTGTCCCGAGCCAGCTCGTTCCGTCTGAAGAAGCCGTTATGGATTGCGGCCTGTAAAAATAATGAAGTTCCATCGCATAGTTAGAATCCGGAGTCGGAGCCAGTAAAAATGTATCCTCATCCCAGTCCGCGTAGTATTTAGGTGTCCCTGTAGTAGCCGGATTTGGGGTGTAATCCTGCAAAAAAGTCACCTGTTTATACAACAAAAACTCATTGCTGGAGCTATTGACGGCGCTCAGAGAAAAAGGAGCCAGGAAATCCGTTGGTTTGGTAAGAAATTTAGTTGACTGGGTAGCTGTTCCGGAAACATTTTTACGAAAATCATCAAGCTGGCATTCTTTTAAAATGCGCTCTTCAGAATTGATAATAAAACGGGATAACTGGCCAGTAAATGTAGATTCCGTGTTGTCGGTATATTCCTGGATTGCTGTTTTAAGAGTTGTAAACGTAAAAGCCATATCATGCACTCACAGTTACAGGCCCCGCAGAAACAAAACCTCCGCCGCCTTTTACATTGCCCGTTGTTGCTGTTCCACTACCTGCGGTAAAAGTGTAACTATCATCATCTACTTTTGTAATAGAATATCCGTCTTCATCTTCAATAGTTGTTTCAGTAAAGCCGTCAAAAGCTTCTGCTTTTCTAAATCTGACAGTGTCTCCTGTGCTTCTTCCATGACTAGGCTCCGTTACTGTAATAATAGCCGAGCCACTATCGCCGGATTTGAACGGATTAAAAGGAAGAAGAACCATCACTGCAGGCTCTGTTCTGTCAGGTCTTGGATTACGCAAAGCTTCCGGATCCGCCATAGTTTTTCTTACAAGTAACTGGGGCTGCTTCTTTTCCCATTCATCTTTTCCAACAAGAATACCGGTCCATTCCTTACGCATATCCTTGAGACGATAAGCGGCACCTGACCTGTCGGAAATTCCCATTGCATATTTATTGGAGGCATATCGGGACATTACGAAATCGCGCTAACAAAACTGTAGGAAGGAACCAGGGAAATGTTGGCTTTATCCCGGTCCTCCTCTGCCGCCCGTAAAAATTCTTCTTCATACAAAGCCTTTAAAATCTGAATTCGATCCGGGGCTTTTTTCAAAGAAATATAGTAAGCGAGACCGGCAGCCAAACAAGGATAAAACCGGAAAGGGATTTCTACAGTATTTACTGAGGTATCCGCGTCATCTATGCGAATAAGTCGATCATAAATAATCTGATCTGTATTGTTTTCAGGGGTAGGCCAAAGTTTAACTACCGGGGTAATTTGACGATCCACATAAAATTGAATAGGACGTGCCGTTGTCGTTTTATTTGGAATATTAAGATAAACATCACGGCTGACTCGGTTAATCGCCAAGTCAGTACTACTCCGCCGAATTACAGCGGATAAAATATCAATAGTGGATTGAACATCTTCAAAAGAAACTGCAGAAGAAACGGTTGTAGTCGCAGAACTTGAAGATCCGGTTATTGTCTCCCCGGAAGTAAAAGTCCCCGAAGGAACCGTTATAGTCATGGAAGTAGAATCCGGCTTCGTTATAATAGAAGCTGTCGCACTGCTGCTTCCCCCTGTAATGGTTTCGCCTACAGTGAAGCTGTCGCTAGCTCCCACACTAAGGGTTAAAGTTCCAACAGGATATTCACTAATATCCTTTGCAACCGTTTGGGTAACTTGGTTTATCGTCCACCTGTTAAGGCCCCTGTTAGCCCAGTCAGCAAATAAAAAGTTTAAGGATCTACGAGCCGTTTTTACGTCGTATCCAGTTCTTAGTTCCAGACCGCATCGCTCAAAAGCTTCTTCTACATAATCTGCTACATTAGGCTCAAAGTCCTTAGATCCAGAAACAGCCATGATATAATGAACCTTTCATCTTAACCTCAAAATGATT